CACCACGCCACGCCCACCACCCTTCTCGGATGGAAGCGAAGACTGCACTTCGATTTGCAGAGCAATGTCGTCAGTCATGTCACACCCTCAACAGTTGAGAGCGGTTCACCGCGCCCTGCGGACTGAGCACCGTGTTGCGAGCCGTGTTGTAGTAGCTCTTGGTCTTGCCATCGATCTCGGACTGATGCTCATACGTCATGCGCATGATCCAGCGCATATCAGCCGCGAGCGACGACTTCACCGTGTAGGTGTGGCCGTGCTGGTATTTCACGCCATCGATCACGATGCCGTCCGAATGCTTCGCCAGGTCGATGTAGATTTCCTCGACGCCTTCCTCGACGCCGGTCTGCTGCCGCATGATTTTCTTGAATTTGTCCTTGTACTTCTTGCGCAGGTCGTCCTTCTGCTCTTTCTCGACCTCTTGCTGCGCAAGCGTTTCGAGCCGCTTGACCTCGCTTTCGGTCAGCGCTGCAACGGCTTCGTCTCGGAGTTGATCAGTCATTATCGTCGTCCCCTGTTGATCCTGTCCGACTTAGATGTTTCTCTAACCTGGTGTCGTCTCTGGTCACCGAAGGCGTCATCCGCTTAGCCGCCTCTCCTGGATATTTCTTAATTGGAGCCGGCTTTGGCGTAGGTGCCTCATACGATTGACGCCGCTTGCTCTCGGCATCGCCATAGTTTCCATTCCACATACTGTTCGGCATGATGTCCCTCAACCTTGAGATAACCACCACGCCGCGATGAAGATGATTAAGAACAGCATCAACACCAGCTCGATCCTGGGCATTACGAGTGTCGCCAGTTGCCCGCCGCCCCTGTCCCGGCCGCCAGCTTCGATAGCAACACCGGCCAGCCGGTGTTATCGACCGCAACCCAATCGCCCGGCAAAAGCTGGAGCACGCCGCGATTGGGAATGAACAGCCTGCCGTTGTTGAGAAACGCTCCCGGCAACTGCCCTTGTGAGCCCACGCGATCAAAGGCCACGAGCTGATTGTTCTGCGCGCTGCCGCCACCCATCGCTGCCGACCCGTCGTCAAAGATCAGAGCCTGGATCGAGGCAACGTCTGCAATGGCCACCGCCGGTGTCCATTGCAGGGAAGACAGCGTAGTGGCGGCAAGAGTGCCAGATGTCGTGAGAGCCATGCGTCACACTCCAAAGCCCGCGTTATGCACCACGGTGCTGTCGCACAGGTCACCGGAGTTCAGTTCGATCGGAATGGCGAAGCTCGTGTCCTGTGCCGGGATAGTGGTGGTCCGTTGGGCTGCGATTTCCAGGCCATGACGGTTGAACACGCACATGGTTTGGGTGCCCGCGAGCGTGCCGGCGATGGCATCGATCTGAATCTTGCAGAGCGAATGGTCGGTGTAGTCGTAATAGAACGTGAGCCTGAAACCGTTCGTCACCGTTCCAAGCACGACCTGCTGCGGCGCCACTTCGAATGAACGAGCCATATGGCCCTCCTGTTAGAACACTACGACGGTGGCCTTCGGTATGTTCACCGCTCCGACTGGCCCACCTTGCGCAATCTGCGCGTTGATCGCTTGCTGATCCGCAACCACCACGGATGCTTGCTGCACCGCTTGTGACTGATTGCCATTGCGCGGGATGTTCACCTGAGTTGCGGCCGCCAAGGTGCCCGTGGGCGTGACAATGAGCTTGATGATCGAGTGGTCGTTAGGGTCATACCCGAACGCGATGGCCACGTTATTGGTGGGCGTGCCGACGACAAGGTTCATCGGACTAAGTTCGACAGTTCGAGGCATATGCCCCTCCTAGTTTGCGCACCAGTATCCGACACCGATATTGAACGCACCCGTTGAGGTGTTGATCGCGGCGTTCCTGATGGAGAAAGTGAGGTTTCCGGCCCCCGGCGCAACCTTGTCGATGTACGGGGATGACCCGGCAGCGGAAGTGTCCGAAACGATCGTGGCCAAGCAAAACGAGCTGGTGTTGACCAGTGTGTTGTTGATGGCCACCGAGCCGGTGGCGCCGTTCTGCGCAACAGTGAGGCCAGTGAAGGTAACAACGCCGCCCTGAGTATTCAGGGTCACCGTGTTCGCCGCGTTGTCGGCGCCTGTTCCGAACGATCCGACCGAGATCGGCGCGAGCTGCCCCGCACCGCGCAGCAGGTTGATGACCTGTGAGTTGAGACAGTTCAGGAGTTGGCTTGCCTCCTGACACCCGGATGCCCCCGTGATCAGCGGGGCGGGCGTGCCGATGGCAAGGTAGCTGGCGGAGATGACCCCCGCCAGCGTTGCAAGTGCGATCAGAGTTTTACGCATCTCAGCTCCTATTAGCCGAAGGTGGCGTTGAAGGCGGATGCCGACTCGACCCGCATAAAGAACTGCTGATTTTCAATCAGCGTCCCGTAGAACGCCTTCCAACCCACGACTCGGAGTTGGTTTAGCGGGTCACTCTTGTCGGCCTCTTTCAGGTAGGTGAACTTGGCGTCGTCCAGGACCACCTGGCCGTATGCGCCGCGCCCGATGATGTAGGTCGGGTATACGGTGACACCCGAAGCAGGCGGGGCGGGCGGAGCCTGCGCCAGTCCAAGCCCGGTGATGACCACCGAGGTTGCGGGCGGAAGCTGTACTGCCTGGCCGGCAAGCGGTCCCGAAGTCGGACCGGAGGTCGTGACGCCGAGGAAGGCAAGGCTGGAGATTGTGTTGCCGGCCGCCGCCGTCCCGACATAGATATTGTACGTGAAGCCGACTGTAGACGGCGTCACCACCGTGATCGAGCCGTTCGGGCCGGTCACGTTAACGGAACCGCTCACGGTATAGATTTGGGTCTCGTACTGGTTCTGAGTATCCGAGCCAGTGATCACGACCTTGTAGGTCGCGTTCGTGGCCAAGCTGCCAGACGTGCCCGCCGTGTAGGTCGCGCCAGCCGCGTTGTTGGCAAAGCCGGTGAATGCCGGCACCAGGTTGGTCTCGCAGAACCGGATGCCGTTGAACTCGCCGGCCTCAAAGTTGTAGATGCGATTGATGTCCGAGTAAGCCCACGCGGTCTGCACCTGGCTGTTCTGGCGCAAGTCGGCGGCCGCAAACGGATGCACGATCGCCGTGAAGTGCGGCATGGTGCGCGGATTGTTGGACGCCTTCTGCCCGCCCGCGTCCGCGTCGAGCTTGGTGTCGGTCATCTCGTCGCCCATGAAGCGCGGGGCGCCGAGCGTGAACAACATCGAATAGGCGCGCTGCACCTCGAACGGGTTCAATACATCGCCCGCAGCCAGCGCATTGCGCGAGCCTCTACTGTTGACGTAGTTGATCTGGGTGCCGGCGTTGAGCGTGTTGAAGGTATTGCGCTCGAGGGTTTCCGCGACCTGCAAGCCGACCAGCTCGGTCGCCTTCTGGAACAGCGGGTGATAGATCGTCATCTCCGCAACGTCGGTGATGGTGATCTTGTCGCCCCATTGCTGGGCGGTGGCGCTGACCTGCTGGATGGTCATTGCCTCGCCAACGGGCGGCACACCTTCCGACAGCGGTGCGAACGGCAATGGCACACGCAGGTAGCGTGTGGCGGTGTACGTGGTGCCGCGCCCTTTGGGGAGAGTGAGTGGATCGCCAAACTGGTAGGCGACTAGCTGGCGGCGTGCCAGCGGCAGGGTCTTCTCTGCGATATACGCAACAATGTCCGCAGAAAACTGCGAAGCAGTATTCGTTGCCATCTGGCCCTCGTGTGTGTCTCACCAACACTGGGCCGCATGGCTCAGTGCTAGATTTCGACCCCTGCCAGACGCTTCTCCGCGGAATCCCCAGACTTCCCTCGTGTCGAAGCAGCGTCGCCTTTACTCGATGACGGGCGCGTGGTTTGCGCCTCGATTTTCTTCTGACCTTGCCTCTGCGCCTTGCGAGTTGACCCTGATGCCGTGGCCAAGGCCCGCTCGCCTAGCAGTTGCTTCAAGATGCCCTCGCGAGCGATGAATTGGCCTCTCTGCGCATAGTCGTTGTGGATGCGATCCACCTCGTTCTGGTATCTCGCGTAGACCGGATGGACCGAAGCCTTGGCCTCGTATGCCATCTGGTCCCGCATCAACATGGTTTGCCGGCCCATTTCGGACTGCAAACCCCGAATTCTCTGTTCCCCCTGCGAAGCGACGTAGTCGATCTTCTCTTCCGGGGTCATTACGGCCCAGCGTTCTGCCCACTGCTGGTCCGTGTATTGCTGTGTCTGCTGCGCTCGCTCCGCTCGATCTGCGGCCTGGTCTCTCCGTAGCTGCGCCAGTTCCTCGCGCAGCGCATTCCTTTCCTCAACCGCCCGCTGGACGCGATTGCCTCCGCGGGTTACTGGACGCTCGTCTTCCCGTGCCCGCTGCCCTTGCCGTGGCCCATCGTCTTCGCCGGGTTCGCCACCAGGCTGTTCGGTGGAACCTTCAGTGTCGTCGTCCCCCCCTGCGGGGTCCGACCCTTCAGTTCCTTCACCTTCGGTCCCGTCGCCGATTTCGATGTCGTCATCGGGCAATACCTCGTCGTCGTCAGCCATACAGTCCTCCATTCCTTCACGGGAATGACTCGAAGCCCCTAACGGGGGCGGGTCGATTGATGCGTAACGGGCATCACGCGCGCAACAAAATTAGCCGCATGGCATAGCCACGTCAAGGGCCTGGTAGGTTAGATGCCGTTGCCCTCTACGAAGCAGATGACCATCCCGGCCAGGATGCACACATGCGAGCGTCCATCCGGGCTCTCGCGCGGGTCTGTCTGCTGGCTTTCGATGACGCCGGGTGGCACCTTGAACCAGGCGTCGCCGCCCTCCGGGCGGACCACATAGCGCCCGCCCTCCATCCTGGTCTCGGCAACCGGGGAACAATCCGTATTTCTGCAACAAGACATGCCGCGGTGGACGATGCCATAGGGTCCGGTAGGTCGGCTCCACCCTTCGTAGAATTCGTGGGCACGCGCGGTGTAGTTCAAGGCAAAGGCAAAGACAAATGCCAGGGCAACAGCGATCAGGAATGCTAGAATACCACGCGCCGCATCGCCTTCCATGACAGCCTCCGTCAATGGATAAAACGCACTCCAATGCTGACGCCCAAGGCGACGACGGCAAACAGTGCACTGACCGCCCAGATGCGGCCCTGAACGTTGGCAAAGCCGTTTTCCAGAATTCCGACGCGGCCTTGCATAGCATTTAGCGATATGGACAATTCGCGCCGTAGCGCATCGACAGTCGCCGTGCCCTCCTTGATCGTCCACATCAGGCCGGACAGATCGGACAGCGATTTCCGGAATTCGTTCTGGGCCTCGTTGCGGAGTTGCTGCGCCCCTTCGGCCTTATCGACAGCCTTCTCGGCGGCGATCAGAGCGGCGTTCACAGCCTTCTCGGCGGCGGCCAGGGCGGCGGCCAGGCCGGTTTGTTGGGCCTCATAACGTTCGCGCAACTGCAACGAGAGATCGCTGAACCGCTGATTTATGAATTTCTCAAAGGTTGAGAAATTCCAACTGGACGACTCCGCCGGAAGCGTAACCCCGGCGGTTGGCATCCGCCACATGTCGCGGTTCGCCCGTACATCAGCGACGGCTTGCTTGAGCTCCTCTGCGGCATCCCGCAGTTCCGAGATGCCAGTGGCGGTAGCCATGTCACGCACTTACCCCAAAAAGCTATGCCCGAGCGTGACCACTTGCATGATGGCCGCGTCCGTCTTGGGGCCAAGCCAGCCGTCTTCCACCAGCGGTGCGTCGAGCGTGACGTAGCCCGCTCGCGCGACCTGGTTGATGATCGCCTGCAAAGCCTTCACCGCTGCGTCCGCACCCTGATTAGGGGTTGGCGTGGGTGTCGGGTCCGGCGTCTTGTTGGCGTCGGTAAAGCCTGTCAGGAACTTGATGATCGTCGGCCAGAGAGTTGTCCAGTCCATCGCAGTCTCCTTCAGAGGTGCGCCGGCGTCGCGGCTGCGGCCGCAGCCTTGGCAAGTTCAGGCGTGTGAACGTTGATCGTCGCCCCGCTGGGGCTGACGGTCGTGTCAGGCATTGCGGCGACAACAGCAACCGCATTGGATTGGGTATGCGCGACCAGGCCCCATGCGGCGGCACCGCCACCAATGATCATGGTCACCACCGTCTCGCTATTGAAGAACCCTGCAACCTGAGAGAGCTGTTCGGGCGTGAGGATGCCCATCGCCCCAACATAGCCGGTGGCGATGCCACTGAACCAGGCGAGCCCCCAACGCACGAGTGATTTCGTCTGTTCAATATTAGGCAGCATGTGATGCCTCGATGTAATGGATCATGGCCATGATGGTCATTGGCCCCACAATACCGTCAATTCTGCCCTCATACAAGCCTGCATCCGCAAGCTGTTGCTGCATCCATACGGCATCATGCGGTCAGAACGCCGGGGCCGCATCCCCCAGCCGCACCCGGCCATGATCGCGGGTAGCCGCATCTGGCGCAGCCTTGGCCTGGACCTTGGCCTCCTTG